CGAAATATCTTCATCCCCGGTTAAATCGTTTTCCGTTGATTTATCGGCTTCTATATTTATTTCATACTGGTCTTTTGGTAAAACTCCTGTCAGTTCATAAATACCAATACTTCCTGCTTGCGCAATTTCCGCATTTACAGCCGCTTCTTCGGGTGTTCGGCCTGCTTTAATCAAATCTTCTTCCACTTTATCGGCAATTTTAAAAGACTGCTCTTTTACCACCCTATCCGGAGCGGTTGCTTTTTCAACGGCCGCTTTAACGGCGGCAGCGTTTTGGTCCTCGTCATTATTGATATAAGTTAAATTAGAGTTTTCCTCTCTAATCATATCCCTTATAACTTGCACATTTTCCGGTTTGGATATTTCTTTTAAAAGGTTCCAAGTGTATTTTTCCGCTTCAGCCGGCGGCATGCCTAAATCCGTTAAGCGTTTTACACCGCTAAAATAAACATCTTCCACAGTGATATTATTGCTTCCGGTAAGTTTTATTTCCACTTTAGAAGTATCTTTATACCCCTCTGGAATATTTGATCTTCTTCCTGCTCCAAAAACACCAAATCCACCGCCCACAAAGGCACCAATAAAACCGCTCATCGCAATATCTTTTATTGCCCGGTCCCAATCTTCTTTTCTTCCGCCGTATTTTGTCTGTAAAATTTCTTCTGCTGTTTGCTGGCTCATTTCCTGCACGCCCTCGGTAAGGGCAGTTTTACCAATTCTTGACAAAACGCCACGAGCCGTAAGATATTCCAGAGCAGTATGTGCGCCCACTTTTTCTAATAACCCCTCAAAAAAGCCTCTTGCGCCGCCCACTTTTAAAGCCTTTTCTGGTGCAATACCATTTTCAAGGGCTTCTTCATAACCGCTCTGTCCGGCAGAAGTCCCAAACATCACTGCCGCAGCGTTAGGGCTTTTAGTTATAACAGCAATTCCTAGCGCAGCAACAGCAGAACCCACGCCATTTGCAATATCATAAAGAAAACTATCCCCTTCTTTTTTGCCAAGTCCGACCTTTTCCAAATAAGCAACTTGCTTTTTGCGCATTTCTGCCAAATCAGCATTAAGAGTATCTCTAACTCCTCTATATTCGGCGTTTATTTCCTCAAGTTGTCTTTTATATGCTTCTTCGCCGAGAACGCCATATTTCTTTTGGACATCAATATTCCTTTTTTGAAACAATCTTTTTATTTTTGCTACAAGAATAGGATTTGTATAATTTGCGAAATTATAAAGTTCTTGCCCCATTTGCACACCGGCAGCACCCACACCGGCGACCGCCTGTTTCAAATAACCACGCTTTGTATCTTCCAAAGCGGCTTTAGTTATTTCTTCTCTGCTCATATTTATAGGTTTAAGGGCAAAAAATTTATCTCTATCTTTATTATAAAGTTGTATTTCCGAAGCATATTTTATTTCACGCGGATTTGTTAAATCTGTTTTTACAAAATCCCCGGTAGAAGATAAATAAACCGTTCTTTCTTTCTTTTCAAATCCCTGTTCTTGTTCTTGCATATTATTGTCCTTTACCTGTAATCGTCTTGCTAAAATCATAAAATGCTTCATTTAGCGTCATAGGCCCGCTTTCAAGTTTTTTTGCACCTTTATTATTCGCTTTGTCACTGAACTCAAGCAAAGCGTCATCATTTTCAGAAACAACAGCATTTGCTTCTTCTTTATTTAAAAGATACTCGGCGCGGATATTCCTTTCAAAAACGGCGCGGATTATTTGTCCGGCCCTCTCTTTAGCACTTGTATCTTTGCTGGCTAAATCAAGACCCTCTGCCTGGGCAGCGATAAAGGCATCTTCGAAGATCTTGCCGACCCCTTCATCACTTAACTCTCCGCTTGTTCTTCTCTTTAAAAAAGTATTTATTTGCTTGGGCATATTCTCGGCTACCGTTGCGCCAAACCACGCTGTATTTTTAATTTTCGGCTTTTTTACCATATCTGCTAAATTCTTTCTCAAATTAGCAACCATAGCATTGGCTTCGCCCTGGTGTTTGTCAAAATCTCCCTTAGCAATTCCGCCGTTAATAATGCCGATCATGTTTGTTATATCTTCCACATTATTCAAATCAGAATTGAGTATAACCCCGTCTGATATATCAAAATTTTGATATTTAACTTTTGTTTCAGCCCAAGAAATTTCTTTTTGCCGGCCATATTCGCCTTCTTCAAGAACATTTTTCATATAATTTGTAATAGTTTTACTTCCGTTAACTCCGTAAGTTTCACTTAACTTTGTAGGGTTATCAACAAAACTCTGGTAAAAATCTTCCGCCAAAACCGGATCTTTTTCATATTTTTCATTAAACTGGCGCACCACTTCAGCAAGTCCTGCTTCACCGGCAGTTCCTTTATCAAGTATCGTGTCCTTTCTTGCCTTTATTTCACGCGCGGCGGCATCGGCAAAGCGCTCTCTTTCCGGCACACTTAAATTATTAAAATTCTTACTATCTTTAAGTTTCTTTTCCACTTCGTATGGATTAGTATTTAAAAGTTGTGTCAAATAGCCAAATTCTTTATCGTGGTTATATGTTCTTTTCAAATCGTTTTTTTCAAGTTCATTAAAATTATTTTGAGGATTATTTAAAAATTCTTCAAAAGAGGCATCTTGCGCTTTTCTTACACCGTCATTTCCGTAAGAATATTGATAAGCCATATCTTTAACAGTATCTTTTCCGCTATCAAGTGCAATTTTTTTATTTAAAGCAATTTTCTTTCCGGCAATATCAACCTCAAGCGCTTTCATATAATTATTGCCTTCTTCTTCCCAAAGACCATATAAACGCTTACCCAGGCGCTCTTTACTTTGCTCACGCATATTATCAGTATATTGCTTTACAATTCCGTCAAATTCTTCCGTATTTTTTGCATTAGCAAGAGCATTATTCATCTCTTCTACTTGTATGCTCAATTTTTCTTCATTATTACGCATTTTAAGAGCGTCAATTCTATCACTTTGTCTGGCCAAGATATTGCCCATTTCCCTTCCGGCATTTGCTATTTCCTGTAAAGCGGTATTTGCCATAGGTCGCACCGGTGCGGAAAGCGGGCTTGAGTTTAACATTGTTCTTTGTTCATATCTTCCAATATTTGCTTTATTTGCCATATTAAGCCCCCTTAAAATATCCTGCTACCTTTTGACCAAAAACACCTTTTTCCCCGCCCCACGCCAAAGTTCGCGCAGCGCCGCTAAATCCCTGTATATAAGCAGATTGTAAAGCGTTTTTTCTTGCCTGGCGGCCATAAGCCCTATTAAGCATAGCAGAGTTTTTATAGTTTTGCCATTGGCTCATCCCGGAGTATCTTAAATTAAGAGCATCCTGCTCGGCATTAGCAAAACTTGTCAAATAACTCTTTTCAGCCGTTGCGCCAACAAGTCCGGCTTCTGCCTGTGCTCCGGCAATTTGCGCTAAACGCTGTCTGTTTTGCTTTCTCAAAGTATCTTCGTTCATAGAAGTTTCAAGCGCCGTTCTTTGTGCATTTTGTTCATCAATACCCGCTTGAGCAGCATAAGCGCGTTCTTGCGCTTTACCCTGCTGTATCGTGCTTGCTACCTGCATGGCTGTCGTTATTGCCATTATTGCTACTGTTGCTCCTGCCATTTATTTAACCCTCGCATATAAATCAAAATCAAAACCTTTATTAAATTTCCTCATAGTGCCTTCTCTTTGAAAGCCAAGCAGTTTAATCATCCTATGCCCGTTTTCAAAATTAGTTTTTACTATCGCTTCATATCTTGGCGCATTGTAAAAATCAAAAAGTTTTTCAATTAAAGTTCTCATTTCCGGGAAAAAAGGTCCGCAATTCTCACTCAAAAAAGAACCCACGCTAAATCGTCCTTCCCCAAGATCCCAAAACCAAAAAATAGCGAGTGTTTCATTTTCGTTTTCCATGACAAAGCGCATCAGATTTTGATTTTGTAAAAAATCCAAATTAAATTCTTCTCTCTGCTCTTTTTGGCAAACAAAAGGTTTTAGATTTTCAATACCGCTAAATGCTTTAATGTTAACCATTTGACACCTCAATTTGCGGATAAAACGCCACAAAACAAACAGGCAAAGGCTTATCCTGCTTAAATATCATCCGGGCACCCGTTGCGTTCACAATATCTTCACTGTTTAATTCGCTGAGTGTATTACTTGCTCCCCAGTCCAAGATCAAATCTCCGCTTTTTAAAGTCAAAGCCTCATCGTCTTTAACTTTCGCCTTATGCCAAAAAACATTATCCCAAGAGTATTTAAAATTTGCGCTCCTATAAAGCCTACAAATCATTTGATTTATTCTCTGGCTTCTTGCCTGTCCGGTTCCGTTAATATCAATATTCAAAGGCATAGGCTCAATTACAGTTTCATAAGGCAAACCGACCAAAACTAAACTTGCCGGCTTGTCAAGTGTGATACTTCCGCTTGATACCGTTTTGCTTTCCTGCACTTGTCCGTCAGCCAAAACAGCCACTTTCTTTCCTTCTAAATGGCCAAGCCCGGTAATAGTGTCCGTTGCCGTGTCAAATGTATATCTCTTTGCGCAGTCCAAGAACCAACAATTTTTAATTAAATATTCAAGTTTTTCAGCCTGGCTTAAATTGCTTGCCATATATAATGGTAGTCCGTTTTTAAAGACTTCCACATATCTAACTATCACATCATCAACATTTCTTTTAACAACACAATAGACTTCATCCATAGTTCCGTCCGGAGCCGGAATAACGGCAACACTTTCAAAATCTCCGTCTGTTTCGTGCAAGTGAAAGGCGCGCACTTGTTGCTTTTTATTATAAGTAAGGCCCACAATTTTGCCGTCTTTACGCACGCACCAAACAATGCGGTCTGGCTCATATTGTAAAGCCCAAGCCTTTACCCCTACTTCAAACAAGTCATAAGAAATCAAAGATACTTCATCGGGCGTATAACTATCCGTTTCCCAGTTATACTGTATAGCATAAATATCTTTTGCCAAGCGTCCGAGGTAAAGTATATCATCCCCAATTCTTATAGGTTTAATCTTACAAGTTCCAACAGACGAGATATTGTCATAAGTTATATTATCCGGTCCGAAAACTTCACTTGAAGTCATAGCCTTAACAGCCAAAATTCCGCCCTCTGTTCCAACAAACAAATTATCTTGAGCGCAAAGCCACTGTATCGTGTTTAAATCAAGCAAGATAGGCAAAGTTATCGCACTTGTCGCAAGCACTTCGCCATTTGTCATATCACTAAAGTTTTCATAATCACCGGTGCAACTAAAGCAAATCTGCGGTCCTGTTATAGCATTTATACCAAAAGCCAAGCGGTCTTTAAAGAAAGCAACGCTGCTGGGCCAAATTCCATTTTGCCCCATAAAACTCATTTCCCATTTATAAGATCCTCTTGCAGCAATACTTGCGGGCAGTTCGCTTACCACAACAGCATTAACGGTATATTCATTAACATACTCTGTAATCTTTGCTATACCATACCCGCTATGCTCGTATTTCCAATTTATAGCACCGTCGCTTTTAACGCCCTCTGTATGTGTCGGCTTAATATTGCCGGCGGTTCCGCCACCTTGCGCGCTATAAAAATGGCCGTCGCTCGTTACGATCATCCCACTCGTTACACTCATCCCTGCATACCAAGGTTGCGCTGTATCATTTCCGTAAAGGCGCACATATTGCCCCACCATATTTTGCGTAAACAAACTTTGAAAAGTCCCCGTAGAGGCTATTGTTAAAGTTTCCGTTCCGGCCGAAGAGTTGTTATAAGTATTCCACTTATTAAGAGTTAAAGTTGCCCCAATAGCAGCAGCAGTTCTTCCGGTAATAGTATATTGAAATTTATAATCGTTAAACCCTGTTCCCGTTCTTTCATAATCAACCTGCAAATTTAACTCTGGAAAAAGTTTATTTATATAAGAGGGATACCTTTTTATCCCCTCTTCGCTATAAAGGCTATATACTATAGTATAACTATCTGATAAAGAAAGATGTATATCGTCTATATCAAGTTTAATACCCGATATAGTAATATTATTGCTTGCCGGGTTATAAATTGCGCTGCTAACACTTCCGGCAATTTGCCCGACCGAAGTAAGCGTAATATTTCCGCTTGTCGCGCTTGCCTGTATAACTTTGTTTGTATCGGTGTTTATATCTTGCCACGGCCCGCCCTTAATATCCAAATCAGTTAAAGTCCAATTATCGTCAGCAAGTCTGCTTAATTTACGCGGAGGATATTTATCGTGCACCAAATAAAGCACATCCGCGCTTTGCTGGTAATCAATTTGCAAAACACCGCTTGCGTCAAACAAGTCCGCAAGTGCATAATCAGTCTGCACCTCATAAGGCGCATCATTTTCCAAAATCAGTTCGTGATTTTTGTAAAATCTCAAATAATTATTGCCTATCTCAATTTGATAAGCAACATTTTCCCCCACTTTAAAAGGTATCAAAGCAGTTTTATTTGCGGCAGTTTTTACCGCACCGACAAAAGCGCTCCCGCCTCTGTTTTTACTTGCGCCATAAACAAGTGGCACGGCGTTTTTTGCCGTTCTACAAGCATAAGGATAAACCTGGACATCCGTTCTTCCTTCCATAACTCTGGCAATTTGCCCGCTGTTCATTTGTGTTATTGCTGCTTGAAGTTTCGCACCCATTTTTAACCCCTTATCTTATATCGTTATAACTACCGCGTGGCATTTTTATAGTTGCCGCTTGGATAACATTACACTTCTTTGCTTCGCTTATGGCCAGTCCATATTCCTGCATCAGCGTTTGCTTACGGCTTGGATCCTGTTTTAATCTTTCGCAAAACTCAAAAGCGAGTTTGCAGGCCAGTGCCTCACAAAAATAAGGCGCAAAAGCCTCTGCCTTTTCAATTCTTGCGATATATTTTATTTTTAAAGGGCTTTCATAATTACACAATATATATTCGCCCTCAATTTCATAATTGTCTGTTTCTCTAAAGTCAGCATTGTAAATTTCCGTCAGTCTTAAAAAGTCTGTCGGCAAAGCATATTTTTTACTCCACTCAAAATCCGGTGCTGTTTCTTCTTCGTTAATAGCCACTCTTTTAACAGCAAAAGCCCACCTATGTCCGGCAAGCAAAATATCTCTTTGATTTTCAAAAATTTCATTTGCGATTTTGGCTCTCTCATTTTTTTCTTCAAAACTTGAAATTATCTCTTGCCCAAGTTTTAATAATGCTTTATTTACAATTTCCACTTCAGTCATAAAATCCTCTCTCATAAAGGGGCGTTTATAATACGCCCCTTATTTACATCCGCATTAGCAAGCACTAAAATACATATCAACTATTAAAGTGCCGCTCGCCGGTAATGCGGCTGTTCCAACCGTTAAAAGAACTTCTTCTTCAGCAGTATTTCCGCCGGAAACAAAACCCGCTTGTGCGCCGAACAATGTCGGAGTAGTTGCAGTGTGAACCGCACTTGCTCTGTATTTGTCGTCATCATCAGCGGTGCCGATTTTGATTGTGGAAGTGCTTAAAGAAGCAGAAGCATTTAAAATGCCGGTAATAAAGGAATACCCAGCCGGCACTTTAAAGAGTTTTATAATATCGCCGGAAGCCTGGGCAGCCAAATCAATAGTTGCTTTAAATCTGCGGACTTTGGCGTTTAATTCATTTGCCGGTTTAAGTGTTTTATTAACGGCAAAGCCATATTCTTTTGCGTAAGTTGTAGCCATAGTTTATAACTCCTTATTTAGTTTCAATAGAGTAGCATTTGCACTCTTCTAAGCGTGTAGCGCCGTAAGTTGCTTCCATAAAGATAGAAGGGCAGAATTGCTTTGTGCTTTCTTCTTGCACGCGGACCTTTTGGATCCCCCAAGAACCAAATTGCACACCGCTTTTTACAAAGATAGGCAATTTGTAAATGGTATCATCGCCGCTCTGGTAAAAGGGAACTTTACCCATTTTTACAAAGTTAACGCCTCTGTAATCGGGCAAGTTAACTTTTTCGCTTAAAACTTTGCCGTTCATAAAGTCAGCGCTCATATAAATACCGCTTTCGGCAAGTTTTTTAACAGCAAGTCCGTTAACAACCATAGTGATTTCGTCGTAATCGAAATCAACATCGGCATCTTGCATTTTTTGAAGAACGACATTGATTTGTTTTACAATATCGCCGCTTTCAGCAGTTGGGCCAATAATATTACCCGCAGCAAAAGAAGTTGAAGTTTCCCCATTTTTGCCGGTTTTATTTACGCCGTAATAACCGCTCAAAATAACATCATCTTTAAAGCGGTTAATAGCAGCGTGTCCTGCTTGCACAATAGCGCTTGTCGGATCAGTGCTTGATTTCAATAAATCAAGTGTATCTAACAAAACAGTTCCGTTTTTCAAGATAGGTGTAATCCAGCGGCGTTTAAGCGAAATATCTTCAAAATTTGTATTTGCAAAACGCGTTGTTTTTTCCTCTAAAGGAAATTCACCCACTTGATTAGCAACTACTGCTGCTTCTCCCTGGCATTGTTTTGTTGTAACACGGCTTTCCAACTTTGATACTTTTTGTTGGCAGAGCAATGTTAGAGTATCTTGATACTGCTTTTGATACAATACTTCTTGTTCATTATTCATTTATTTGCTCCTCGCCGCGTCGTCCTTTCCGGCTAAAAAGTTTTAGCGGCCTTATTTTTATTTTTTAGACTTTTTACTAGCGTCTAAATCTTTTTTAAAATCTTTATCATCCTCAAAAACTTTCACAACATTTTTGAGAGAGGTATAAACCCCTTTTCTGCCCATCATAGTTCCGGCAGGTCCGCTGAGTTTTCTCAGTTCAAGTTGCACTCTTCCAAGATCAACCATTATTCGCACCGCCTTGATAGGCTATTTTATGCAGTCTGTCCCATTTTTCGCGGGCTTTAGCATCGCCTTTAACAAAGTCCGCACCGAACTGCGGATCTTTAAGCAAGCGAGCAATTTCCGCTTTTGCCTGGGCCGGATCATTTAAGTTTGCTTCATTTTTAGTTCCGTTAGTGCCCAAAATCTTTCCGTCGCCAATACCTTTACCTATCTTTGACATTGTTTTATAAACCCAAGCCGTGCCTTTTACTTTTACAAGACTATCCACTTCTTCGGCTTTTAAACCGAGTGCCTGCGTTGCCCTTTTAGCGAGTGTTTCATTTGCCTCATAATCAGCGCCCCACTCTTTCTTTAACTGGGCAGTAGCCTTATTAAATTCTTCTTCTTGGGCTTTTGCCTGGGCTGCTTGATTTGCGCTCATTATTTCGTTCCATTTCGGCACAAGCGCCGATAATTGTCTTTGGCTTATACCGGCGGCAAACAAAGCAGGCGCAATTTGTTTTGCGAACTCATCACTTTGCCCTTCTTCGATTTTAAAATCGTATTTATCAGCACTTTCCGGGCGGCCGATTTTGTTATAAAAAGCGTTTAATTCTTCTTCGGTGCTTTTATCTGTCGGCAAAGAAATCATATTGTCAGCGGCTTGCAAAGCAACCACAATATCATCAGCGCTCTTAAAACCTTTTGAAGTGATAAAAGAGCGGTTTTCTTCCTTAAAGTTCTCAAGGAAATTTTCCGGCAAACCCGGATTTTTGTTATTATTATTCTCTTCCATTTTGAAGTTCCTCTCTTACAATTTCCTCTATCCTTTCATCTGGCATATTTATTTGCGCCATAATAAAAGATAGAACCTGTTTTCTACCAATGTTAATAAGAACCTGCTTTGTGTCAATTTCGCCGTTTTTATTCAAAGCATTTCTTGCAGGGTCGCTTGGGCAAAAGCGTCTTATTTCGCTTAAAACGCATTTTACTTCCGGCTTTTTATCGTCAAACACAATTCTAAAAGCCGAGCGTTTTCTCATTAAATAAGTAGAAAATTTATTTTTCAAACTTTTAATCATTAGAGCATACCCCCAATTCCGCCTTTAGCCTGGGCATCAGCCATATCTTTAGCACTTTTACTGATAACCGGTGCTGCGCTCAGCATTTGCTGGGCTTGAGCGAGTTGAGCATCGTTCATATCTTTCAATTCTTTTTCATCGTCATCATTAAATATTTTTTGCGGTGCTCCCCACACTTCGGCAACTGCTTTAAGTGTTTCAACGGCGTTTATTTTATTTTTCACACTCGGGTCAAAATTTTGTAATACCGTTGCTGTTTCAAGTGTTCTCATAATAGCAGTTCCCTCGTCTGCTTTTTGTGCGCGCACAATCGGGCTTTCATATTTTATGCTAAAGAAAACTTCTCCGCTTCCAAGTGCCTCTTGTAATTCTTCGGGCACCGGCGGAAGATCGCCTTGTCGTTCTGCAAGTTCCACTTCTTTAACGATAAGCGGGCTTAAAAACTCTTTTTCTCTCCTGCTCGTAAAAGAACCGAGCAAAGTGCCCTGCTCTTGCGCTCTTTGTAAAACCTCAGTTGCGGTCATATTTGGCTTGTTAACAAGTATCTGGAAAAGATTAAGATTAAATCCCTCATTTATAACCGTTCTAAAATCCTGTATCATTTCCAGAGTTAGCGGCGTTTGCGCATGGCTAATCAGTTCTTTAACTCTTTCATGTCCGTTGCTATCAAGTCCACCCTGGATAAGCACTCCGTTATTCAAAAAGCGTCTTTCTATCAAATCATCTTCGCTTGCCAAATAATTAGGGTTTGTCTGTCTGTCGGAAATTGTCAGCAAATCAGCCACCATTTTATTTAAGTCTTTGACCTCGGGCATACAAAGAAGTATCGGCGCATAGCCGTAAGGATCCGCCAGGCTTGGCATAACATCGTATCTTTGGTAAAAGAGCGGGCAAATATCATATCCGCTTTCCTCAACAACTTCGCAAGTGGTAATACAAACATAAACGCTTGCGTATTTCTTTTTTGTTGACAAGATAGAGTTTTTATCATAATCCGTATTTGGATAAACGGCCCACAAGAACTCAAATTCTTCCGCTAAATTTTTGGCTTCTCTTATTTTCAGAGGGCAATTTTCGCCAAATTCCTGCTGGGCTTGGCGGGCATTTAGTTTAAATTTCCTAAAGAAAACATCAATAGTCCCCTCAAAATTTTGTTCAATATAAAACTCTCTTAAATCCCAAGCCTTATAAACATTTCCCTTTAAATTTCTGCTTTCCGTCAGAGAAAAGGCTCCGTTTCCAAAAGTTCCCACGCTTCTCAAGTTTTCAAAATTAGCATTGGCAAAGTTAGAGTTTGCAGCATATCTCCTGGCAAACAAAACATCTCTTACTTGCTCAAGGTAAGGCTTATATTTTTCCGTTAATTTTTGATCTGTTAAAGCAAGTCCGTGCCAAGTTTGTGTTTTAGGCGTGGTCAGTCCGTCCATAGCGGAAGCCCATTTATTTATGGCCAAACTTGCGGTGCTGTCATATTTTCTCCAGGCACTTTTTGGCTGTCCGGCTTGGTGTTCACTTTGGAAACAAGCATTTTTCGGACTTGTTCTTTGTGCGATATAATCCCAAATTGCGTCCCAGTTTGAGCGCACACTTTGTAAAAAAGAAAGTCTTTCAATTAAAGATTTTGCTTTCTGGCTGCTTTCCATAATTATTCCCCGAGTAATTTTTTTGCTGCCTGGCTTGCATTTCTATAATCAGCAGTTAAAATATTTGCTGCTCTGCCTTTTCTTTTAGCAAAGCGCAGTCTTTCTTCTTCAATTTTCTTACTATCGTCTGTTACCGTTTGCGGCGTTACATTATTTTGAACGCTCGGCATTTTAGGTGTTTTAAATAATCCGCCCATTTTTATTCTCCTTACCAATTATTCATAGAGTTATTTATAAAATTAAATCTGCCAATTCTCTGCCGTCTTAAATTGCTTTGCGCTGGCACTTTGTTTTTCCACATCCAAACGCACATCATTAAAGCATCGGCAAAGTCCGGACTTTTTACGCCTTTAGAGCGCATAATATCTTTCGGTATCATCATTTTTTGTCCGGCCCTGTTATAGGTATATCTAAGGCGAGCCAAATCGTTAATCACTTCCGGCGTTTTAACATTAAGCCAGCCTTTACCGGCAAGTTCTTTAATATAAAAATAAATCTCGGTCCTTAAATTTGCATAAGGGCTTTGCTTGCCAAGAGCGGTATTATGGAACTCCTTTAAGCCATATTGTCCGTTAATTAAATCTTTCAAATTATCGTAATAACCTTGGCCAAGGCCGTCACAGTCAATCGTTCCGTCCGCAACTTCCATTTGTCTGCCAAGGTCAGCAATTCTTCCAACGGAGTGTAAAGCGTCTTTTCCCTGCCAAGTGTCCGTTGCTACTTCGGCAAATTTAAAATTACTCACACTTTCGCCGATAAAGCAAACGCTATTATCTTTACCAAAGCGGGCAAGATCAGCCGCTAAATATCTTTGAGCCTTAAACCCGTCAAATTCCTTTTTTATATTTTCAAGTTCTTGCGGTGTCAAAAGTAAGTCATCTGCGTCTATAACATTAAAATCATTTGCAACATACTGCCTATAATGCTCCGGAGCGTCTTTTTCTCCCGCGCGCAAATCAGCAACATAAGTTGCCGGCAAATTATGCGCATTTGCAAAACTGTTTGCAGTTGCGCAAAAATAATTTTCTTTAGTGTAGGCAACCTGTCCGGTAGCAACATCAAACACTTCACTTTTTGCGCCCTCAATAAAGCGTTCATAAATCCAGTTATGTCCGTTTGCATTTGCAATTAAAAACCCGCAAGCGTTTTCGGCTTTTCTTAACCTATCGCGCAAGAAATCAAAAATAAAAGAGGTTTCATATTCTTCTGCCTGCTCTATTCCAAAGAAAGAAAGATTTATGTTTTTTAAAACATTTTTATCCGTCATATCGCCGTGTCTAAACATTATTTTAGAGCCGTTAGCAAACTCATATTCTTTTGCATTTCTATTAATGCGGACATTAAAATATTTTTGGAAATCAGAAATCGTGCTATCGCGCAAATCCACATACTCTTTACGCACAATCAAGCCAAGTGCGCCGGGGTTTTCTTGGCAAAACTGCCACGCTTTTAAAAGGAAAGAAAAAGTTTTTCCGGTGCCAACACCGGCAATTAAACAAGAATATCTTTCTTTAGAGAACAAAAATCTGTCTTGATACCAATTAAGCCTAACATTTACTTCTCTAAAGTTTTCTTGCTCGCTCATTTATCACTCCTTACAACTTTGATAATTGTAGGTATGCTCTGATTTAAGTTAAGATTATCTTCAAAAAGCCCGTAATGTTTGCCCATAAGTTCATTTGCGCGCAAAACAACCGCCTGACCTTTTGGATCAGACTTGTCCTGCTTTGCGATTTTGGAAATATTTTCTAAAACTTCCGTCTGAGAAATAATACTCTGGCTTGCTGCTTTCGTCTTTAAAAAGTTAATCCTTGCTTGAACCTTGCTATTTTTTTTAATACGACAAGCGGCTTCCCAGATAGAAGTATCTTTTTTACTTTTTTTAGGTTTATAAACTTCACGATAAGCGTCAGCGGCAGTTTTGCCCTCAACGATAAGGCGCGCAAATGCTTCTTGCTTTGCGGTTAAATTCTCAGCCGTTCTCGTCTTATATTTCTTTTCATCGGGCAAATTAAAAAGGGCTCGTGCCATTAGTTTTTATCCTTCCTGCACTTGCCCTAAATAAAAAAGGCTACACCTGCTTTTTTAAGTAGGAATAGCGATACACAAGAATATTATTACAGTTTTTTTATCATTTGTCAAGTCCTTTTTTTTCACTCGTAAAATTAAAAAAAATTCAATAATTTTTTTATTTTTTACACAAACCTTTGCGTTTGCCTTGTGCCACCTGCTTTCTTATCTTGGCAAAGGCAAATTTTTCAGTAAAGCGCTTCTTTCTTTTGTCAGTGCGCTAAAGTCTTTCAGCAAAGCGGCCGGCACTTCTCCGGCCCGGTATTTATAAATTTCACTTTTCAAAAAAAACAATTTATTTTCAATTTCATTTAGTTTCATTTTCATAACCCTCTTCAACAACCAGTAAATTTTTGCGGTTCAGCATAAAAGAACCTCTCCCGCCAAAGCCGTCACGGTCTTTGGCAAGTTTCCAATAAATCCTTTTAAAGTCGCTAACATCTCCGGCAGAACCTTTATCCACCCAGAGAAGCAGAACCTGGCTTGCTATTTCTTCAAGGTGAGAGCAGTCTTTAATGTTTGAAGTTTCTGGCTCACTATTTGCTTTTAGACTATCCCTATTCAAATGGCAAACCAGCACGCCAAGGGCATTATGCTCAATCAGAGCATCCTTTAAATCGTCTGCATATTCAGCAATCCTATCCGTCTTATTCTCATAACCTTTTGGCAGTTTTGCTCCGGAAAGATTGTCAAGTATCACAACATCCGGCTTTACTCTTTCCATTTCAGCCCTAATATCTGCGCTTGTCGGGTGCGAAATACTGCTAAAAATCAATTTTTCCTCTTGCTCATAGCAAAACTTTTTCACAAAATCGACTATTTCCCCTAGTTGCGTTATATCTGTCTTGTGGAATTTTAAACTCACATAAGGTATCTTTGTATAAATTGCCACTTGCCTTTTAAAATACTGCTCTGGGCTCATTTCAGTCGTATAAACAAGGCACTTTCTTCCTTCCTCTAAAAACTTTTTTATCAAGTTAATACAAACAACACTTTTCCCCACCTGCTCACGCGCTGCAAGCACAAACAAATCTCCTCTTGCCGGCGCAGAACCGCGGTCGATGCTGGCAAAACCTGTTTTAATAATATCCAGCGGGTTTTCCATTTCATCCAAAAAAGAACAAATAACATCTTTCAACTCAAGCGCAGTAGAGTTTTCCAAAATACTTATCTCTCTTTGCGAAGAACCAACTTTTTTAAGCAGATTTTCTGCGTCATTATCTTTTTTAAATTTCTCTACCGCCTTTAATTGCTCTCGGTAGTAAAAACCTTTTTTTATCTCGCAAATGTAATACCTCAAATGGCCTTTATTATATCCAAGATCCATAATTTTGCTCAAATACGCTTCCGCTCCGATCTCAGCCAGTTTCTTTTGTATTTTTGCTTCTTCTACAAGCAAAACCAAATCAAGCGCTTTTGTTCTTTCATAGGTGCTTTCACATAATTTCCAAATTGTTTTTAATTTAACATTGTAGAAATAACTTTCATCAATATTTGCTTTCGCTTGTTCAAATAAATCTCCGTAAGTTATCAGAGTTCCTATCAAAGCCTCTTCATGTCCGGTAGTGTCCAAAATCATTTTTTATCCCCCATAATAGTATCTAAAAAAGCGCGGCGTTTCTTTTCTTCAAGCCAGCGTTTATCCTCGTCAAGTTTTGCTAAAAGTTTATCTTGGCCCTGGGCTTTTAATTCAAAAATATCCTGCCACTCGTGATCTTTTGATTGTTCACAAATAAGTTTGGCAAGTGCCGGAGAATTATTAGAAAAAGTTTTTAATCTGCTGATAAGTCTATCAAGCCCGCGTTGTGTCTTAATAGGCTTTTTTAAATCTTTTTTACGATAGTTAAAGAAGTCCACCACAATTTCTTTTAAAACCCCTGCTTCCTCAAAATAAGGGAAATTCGGCTTTTCCTGTTTTAACAATAAATTTTCTTCATTATGCGTGTGCGCATAAATGTTCTTGGTAGTTTTTATTTTATTAGATAGATTTGTTAAGGTATAGTTGATAGGGGGATTATTAAGGGGGAAAGAAGTTTTATTCGCTCTGACACTATCAATTTTAGGGCTCAAATCTTCATAAAAGTTCCGCCCCGCTCCGCCAATACAAACGGCTTTTGCCGGCGCTTTTTCTAATTGTCTAAAATTTAGACCATTTGCCTGCTCTAATTGTCTAAAATTTAGATAATTTGCGATGAAAATTTTTAATTTTCCGTTCTTTCCCAGCGTTCTTTGTGTTTTTACAAACCCCTCTTTTTCAAGTCCGTTTAAAAATTTCAAAGCAGACATCCGGCTCACTTTCAAAAGTTCCGGCAAAGCAATACTAGTCGTTTCCAAAAGCCCTTTCTTTGCGTTCTTTTGGATCAAATACAGCGTGCCAATTTCACACACGCTCAAGTTTTTTATTTCAAGTTTTTTAATCATTTTTTCTTTTTCCTTTACTTTCGTCATACCCGAGTGTTTTTGTCGGGTATATCTTCCTTTTTTTAAACAATACATATCACTTAATTTAATGCTTTTCAGTCGTAGCATTAGTTTTTATTTACTGCTCTTTTTAAAACCACAAATTTATAAAAGTTTTTTCATTTTTAACCTCACTATTTTTCAAAAGTTCCGGCTTTTGCTCCCCCTATTTTTCAAGGGGGAGCGTGCAGGGAGTGGTGCTTGTTCCACTTTTTTCACTAATGGAGAAAGTGCCCTGTTTGCCTGTAAATCTTTGGTGCGGGATTGAACTTATATAAGAGACACTATTGCCAACCTGCCGCACCATTGTAAAGGGTGTTGCGGCCTTGTAATCACAACCTTATAGCGTTTGCAAACCTTTACAAAATCTCTTGGGGTGGGAGCGTTTAGAACAAGTAGAAAAGGGCCTCGCTCTCTTCGGCTCACTTTTTTTGCCACCCCGTTTTTACCTTGACTTGTCAGCCGCATTATCGGCCTGCTATTAGCCGGTAAAATCTAACCGATTTCTTCAAAATCATAATCTTCACAATCCTTACACTCTTGCGGGCTGGGTCTTTTATTTTTCAAAGCGCAAATATCTCCGCCTCTTCCAAGTCCGCCGCCAAAAATGCAAACATTAAAATCTTGTTGCCTCATAACACCTCACACACACTAACGCCAAATTTGCCAAGTTTCTTTTGCACAGCCAGGCAAGTAAAAGGGTTATCGTCAAAATACATAATTGAACTACCCTCAAAGGTTTTCATAAGTGTCTTAATCATATTTATTTTTAAGTCTTGGCATTTTTCATTATTATCAAGCGGCCTCATGTATAATTCATAGCGAACTTTCACTCCGTTATCTAAAAGCCACTTATTTGTTATTCCTCTCAAATTTTCCGCTCTGGAAGTCAAAAAGAAAACTCCGCCAAGAACAGATCCAAGGTCATTAACCAAACAAACAAAATTCTCTCTTACCGGAAGATCTGGCACAGCCTTTTCAAACCGGAAGCGGTCCGCTTCTTTTGTGCAGTCTAACTTCTGTATGCTTGTTTTATCAGCAAGCACCCCGTCAATATCAAAGCAATAGATCATATTTTCTTCTCCAAGATTTTTATAAAACCTTTTGTAGTATCAAAAATTTTCTCTACAACCCAAATGTTTGCTTGTGCCGTTGCTATAAATGCTTTAGCAATTCCCTCGCAAATTAAAAAAAGCAGCATAAATGGAAACATCATTACACCCGCAATTATTGAAATACACCACAAAACAACTTCTTCTAAAACTTTCATAACACTTTCTCCCAAATCTTATCTTGCGCCGGCAAGAAACTTTGAAAACTTACCGGCGCGTGTGCGCTTATAAGGGGATATTTTCAATTTGCGCCCTAATTTCAAGCACAAAAAGATATTCACCCATAACTTTTGCCTGTCTTTTAAGCAAATCCAAACTGCAATTCGGCTTAAATTCACAAGTGCCGGCTTCAAGTTTCACAATAATATTGTGAAGTTTAATATATCTTGCCTTAACTTCGTGATATTCCAAGACAAAGCGTTTCTTCCAGTCCGGTGCATCTTGTTCTTGTTTTTCTTCGCAAGTTTCTTCTCTTTCTTCTATTGGCATTTTTGTTCTCCTTATTGGGTTCCCTAAAAATAGAACCACTTTATTATCTGCCGTAGCCTTACAACCGACATCAAGACCGCGGAGCATACATTTTTCTAAACTTTCTATATATTCTTCTTCTTTTAAAATTACATAACCGCACAATTTCATAAACTCTCCTTAATCAATTTTTCAATTTCTTCCGGCGTTTCCTTAACCGCCATGGTAAAAAAATTTATTTCCGTTTCCTGTTGAAAATAAGCCCGTCTAAATCCCTCTATTTTATCTGCCGGCACTTTAATTTTTTTACCGCTGCTTGCCAGCGTCAACTTTATCAGTTTCACACTCTCCCTCTCTTAAAGGACAAATTTCACTTCTCCCTTTTGATTTTTTATCAATAGCAAATTCTGCTATATCGCAGTATGCGAAGGTATCATATCCGGAACAGAACTTACAATTTTTACAACTCTTCGGCATTTTAAAATCTTTAATATATACTCGGCTCATTTCTTTACATCCTCACAAAAAAGGTTTTTTTCGTCTTTCAATTTAGTTCTTAAAACTTCACAATTAGTGCCCAAATCAGTCGCTATGACTTCTCTTTTTATTTCCCCGTTTTCTAACGAGTATTTAACCAACTCCCGGTTTGTTTTAATAATTCCGCAAACAAAAATACTTGCGATAGCAACAATAAACAGAACAAAACAAATCATTTCCCTTTTCTCGTCTTTTTCCCTATAAGGAAAAGCAAACGGATCATAATTATAAGGCTGCTTCATTTTACTTGTCCCCTTTAATTTCTTTTATAATTTGTTCTTGTTTATCTCGGCTCTTTTCTAATGCTTTATGGATATAAAACAATGCCCTTTCAATTTTCATTAAGATCTCGACATTTCTCATTTCTTTAGAGTTCTTAGGGTATGCTTGCCGCCATGTTGCTTCGGGTAGTTTTATCTTCATTTTTCAAATTCCTTAATATTGTTATATTCAACAACAATAGCAAACACGATAAGTCCGGCTTGTATAGGGTCTAAAAGTTTAAATAAAATTCTATAATTGTCCGGCAATCTTTCAATAATTTTAAGAACCTCTTCCGGCTCCGGAGCAAGAGATTTTTCTTTTTTACTTTTACTCATTTCACACCCCCCAAACAAGTAATTATCGCCGCCGACAAAAAGGCAAAAGCAATCTGTCTGTTTCCAGGCTTACACTCGGCATATTTTTTATTAATTTCTTTAAGTTGCATTTTAACTTGGCTTAAAAAATAAAGATAAAGGCTGTTTGCTCCTTTATCTTTATCTTTTATCTTTACATAATATTCCAAAGCGGCGATCTGCTGTTTTAAAACAGCAATTCTCTCATTTTCGCCCGGAGTAAAATATCTGACACAATTATCCACAACTTCCAGGCATTGTGCGGTAGTATGTTTTTTTGTTATACTTTCCAATGTCATAACTTCGGCTCCGTTTTCCTTTTTAATTCCCGTATTTCCTTTCTCATTAACTTTATTTGTTTCTGGACAAAGTTTTTGTCCAAAGCCCGCGGAAGAATTTTTTTAAACTCTAAAATTTCTTCTTCAAGAACATTTATTCTTGTCCGGGCAGCGTTCCACTCTTTTGCCGGAATATCTTTAATCGGCTCTTTCATAATTAGCAGAAAGCAGTTATAAATAAAAACCAAATATACACAACAACCAAAAGAGTTAGTTTAAGTCCGTCAGAAGCATACTCTCCTTCAAGACATTTTTCCCAAGAAAAATTTTTAATTTTCTTCATAAAGCCTCCAGTTTTACGCCCATGTAATTTTCTATTTTCTTTTTTGAAAAAATCCATTTTTTAAGTTTTGGCAATTTTATTCCGCCGGGCACTTTGCCGGATGCCGCTAGATCTCTCAACCTTCTTTCGCTTAAACATAAAAGTTCTGCAACTTCTTTTAAACTTAAAGTTTTTCTATTGTCGTTAGCCATTTCCGTATCTTCCCAATTCTTCCTAAATTTGCTAAAATAAAACCGAACTATATCCTGGTGGTAATACAGTTCGGTTTTCGTGTATCGCATACTTTATAAAGGGTGCAGGCCCTCTATAAAGTGAAACAACTAAATTCCTTTTTTCTTGTTTAAGCCAAGAGCACTTTTTTTCTTTCGCGATACACTAAAACCGCAAGCGGCATTTTGCGGGGACAACTTTCTGCACTTTTACGCCGCACCCTTTCGGGTTTTATAAAGCAAACTTTATAATTTATAAAGTTCACTTTAAAAATTATAAATAAAATTTTATAATTTGTCAACCCCTTTTTTAAAAAACTTTTTTATCGTCTTAAAAGAGGTAGTTATGAAACAAGAAAATAAAATAAAAAAGAAAATAAAATTAGCGCGTATTGAAGCAAATTTAACGCAAACAGAACTTGCAAAAAAAGTTAAATCTTCACAACAAAGCGTCGTTGCATGGGAAAAAGGATCCTTTATTCCCTCGTTAGAAAATATCAAAAAAATAGCAAAAGCCACCGGTAGAAACCTAAATTATTTTTTTGATAATTCAATTTCTGGAAATCAAAATATTTCCGGGAATAATAATACGCAAAATATAAACGATATTGAACTTCTAAAAAAAGATATTGCTATTTTGCAAGCAGATCAAAAGCGCATGCAAGCCGAGTTAGAACTTATCAAACTCAAACTCAAAAAATAAGAGGTGTTTATGTCTGCTTTTTCTTGGTCTATATGTTGCATAATTTTCGGTATTCTCTACTTTAATTCGCTCTGTAAAATCAACGACTTAAAATTTAAAATCAAACAACTTCAAGAAACCATAAACACTCTTAAAAAAGAAGAAAATAAACATTAAATGCGTAAATTATTACTATTATTTTTACTTTTGCCCATATTTTGCTTTGCCGGCGAACAGGAAGCAAGCAATTTTTTTAATGTAAAAGTTTTAAAAGTTATAGACGGAGATACTTTTAAAATAGACATAGAAAAATGTTTTTGGAAAGTCTTTTGTCATAATATGTCCGTCCGTGTCCGCGGTATTGACACGCCGGAAATCAGATCCAAAAACGAACAAGAAAAACAAAAAGCACAAGAGGCCAAACAATTTACCGAAGATTTTTTAAGCCTGGGCAGCGTTCACTTAATTTATTGCACACGCGATAAATACTTCCGCCTGCTTTGTAATGTTAAAGTTCGCCCGCCGGAAATCAAAGGTTTTGACTATTCCCAAGATAAAGATCTGGCACAAGCCCTTTTATCTTCCGGCCTTGCCAAAAAATACAACGGAGAAAAAAAAGATGTCCCTATACAAAGATAACAGAACAGGAATTTATTATATTTCTTATACGGCGCCAAGTGGTAAGCGCGTCCGAAAATCTTTAGAAACACGCAACCGCGTAGTTGCCGCCATGAAAGAAAGCGAAGTCCTAACTAAACGCAAAGCCCAAGACAGCCCGGATATGTCTTTTGCTCTCTTTTTGGAACGATACCGGGAATTTCTACAAGCAACGCGAAGTAAAGAAACTTGCTCAATTTTTGAAATCGCAAACCGCAAATTAACAAGTTTTAAACAAATTGAAAGACTTGAAGAACTTACCCCCGCTCTACTTGACGATCTACTTATTTCCTTAAAGAATAAAGGCGCAGGTCCGGCTGGCATAAATCGCTCTATACGCGCATTAAGAGCAGCAGCCAAACAAGCAGAATATTGGCATATTCTTCCACCCCAGGACTGGAGTTCTATGATAAAACTACACGAAAAAAAGCACCGCGTAGAGTTCCACACAATAGAAGAACTACAAACAATTTTAAGTGTATTTAAAGATATAAACGGACTTGTGTCCGCACTTTTAGCGTGTCAAGCAGGCCTACGCCGAGCAGAAGTTGCACACGCCAAGTGGAAAGATATTGATTTTGACTTTAATCAAATATATGTGCCCGCAAATAAAACAGATGATTTCCGCCATATACCAATGACACCCGCGCTTAAAAAAGCGCTTCTAAAAGCAAAATCGCTTGCCAAAAGTGAATATGTAGTATCTTTAGAGGGCAACCGCGAAAGTAAAGATTTTGTTTCCTCTTATTATAAATACCATACACAAGACCTACCTTTCCATTGTTTCTTTCACAAACTCCGACACACTTTCGCTAGTCATTTAGTCCAAAACGGCGCAGACCTGTATTATGTTTCCAAACTCATGGGCCACAGCAGTATAAAAATGACCGAGAAATACGCTCATTTATCGCAACACAATCTCATCAGCACAATGAAGTTACTTCCTCAGCCAAAAATAAGCAGTGTCAGCAAAAATGTCAACACCTCGTCTGTAAAAAAGTCCTAGCCCGGAAGATTTAGACGAAGAGCGTTCCTAACAATAGAAACGCTCTTTTTTATTTATTTTATCGTCGTAAAATATATATAGCAATTTTAGGAAATTGCGGATATGTGCGCTAGGTTCGGTGTCAGCAAAATGTCAGCATAATTACTTTTTACAAATCTCATAAAAACTTTTAATAGCGCGTTTGTTTTGTAAATTAAGATCAAGCAATTTACTATCCCTTAAATCAAATTGCACCTGGCACACAGCACTATTTGTTTGCACGCTCGCGCAACCAAATATCAATATCAGCATCAGAAAGAGAACTATTATTGTTAATAATTTCAGCAGCCTCATTATTTGCCTGTTGCTCCTTTTTTTTCTGTTTTAATTCCGCCTCTTTTCTTCCGGCAGACTTGCCCCCATAATAAGCAACAAATACTGTTACAATATAAATTAAGGGGGCAAGGACATAAACCCAAGTCATTTATTTTGCCTGCTCTTCGGCTTTTTTCCCGTCAATAGAGCCGTCTTTATTGAAGATAGAGAACATTACCAAGAAATCAATAATTCTAGCCAGAGCATTATCATCTTTTTGCGTTGGCGTAATTTTCACAATAACAGATGCCGCTGTTACCAACGCACCGATAGCAGCGGAAATCTCTTTCGCGTGCGTCTTTATCCAAGTATAAACAGTAATTATTAGTTCCATAACCTACTCCTTATTTTCATTTTTCAATTATTTTGACAATTTGTCATATTAGTTGTTTGGCGACACAACTGGGCTTCCCCGGTGCTAACTTTTTCCTTTCCGGAAAGAGTTGCAAAAAACTTTATCTTCCGTTAAATTAGCGCATTTTTTAAATTTAAAGCATTTCAAACAAATGCTACACTCCCAGTTTTGATATATCATACGCTTCATATTTACCGAGTTTAGGACTATAAAGAGTTTCCCTTTTAACACCTATTCCAAAATGAATTAAATATCCTATTCCTCTTTTCTCCAAAATCAATTGCCCAAAAGGATAGCCGCTTTTATAAATATCATTAAACGCCAAAATAGCAGACTTGTTTTGAGGTATAAAATCTGCTGCTTCTATTAAACAATGCTGGCTTTTGGCACTTCCGCCAATAACCTTATTTAACTCTTTAGATCTAATACCAGAAGTTATTGCCATAGGACTTTGTATTATAGCCCGGATAGCCTCTAAATGCCAGCAAAGTGCCTCTAATTTTGCTTTGTTTTCCGTTGCCATTAAAACAAGTCCGCCTTTAAACTCTTTATGATCCGTTGCCGTCATTTCGGCTAAAGTAAAATGTTGTGTAATTTTGTTCATTGTTGCGCTCCTCTCACTTCTAACATCGTTTCAAGTTTTACTATGCGTCTGTCAAAATTGTTATGCTTTTCCACTTTTTGCTCTAATCGTTCGAACATTTTCTCCATGCGCGCAAGATCGGTTCTCATACCGAGCATTTGCACATACAGGCCACCTGCTACAAAAATTAAAACTATTACTTTCCAAGCAATACTAAAAATCAAGTTTAAATCAATTTTCGGCATTTTCTTCCCCCTCTTCTTCCGGTTCTTCTATCTCGACTTCAGTATAGTTCTCTTGTGTATCGCCATTTTGTAGCCATACAGCAGAGAGCCTTTCTTTGTCGGATATTCTTTCTAATTCAAAACCTTCTTGCGGATAAAGAACTTGTCGTTCTTCTGTGATAATAGCACCTTCTGGCCTAAATCCACACCACATCCCTGCTACTCCGTTTAATGTTCCTATATAAGTTATTTTTATAGTCATAAATATCTCTCCTAAGTTGTTGCTGTTAAATCAAATAATACAGTTGTATTTGTTCCGCCAAAACCGGCAGTAACATCTGCCCAAGAACCTATTACGCTTTGTAAATTGCTTGGGAAGTGAACAGTGCATCCGGTAACACCTTGCAGCATATTATTAAATTGATTTATGTTATTTCCAAAACTTGTAGAATTAAGAGAAGGAAAGGATAAGGTGGTTAGTGATGTGCAATTTCTAAAAGCATATCTTAAGATATAAGACTGATGGAGTTCCGCCAAAGAACTTAAATCTACTGATGTTAAAGAGGTGCAACCATAACACACACTATTCATCCCATTAGCGAGACCACCACCGAGAGAAGATAGGTTTGAAAGAGACAAACTTGTTAGATTAGTGCAACCACCAAAAGCGTATTGCATTGATTTTGTTAAAGTTGTAATGGCAGGAAAAGACAATGCGCCAGTTATTACTCTACAATTACGAAAAGCGTTTTCTCCAATACTTTTTATATTATTGTTAAGCGGAAAGTTAAGAGTAGTTATCTTCGGTGCATAAGAACTAGCCGAATTAGGATAAAGAAAATATGCCGGAATATCTTCTACGGTATCGCCAATAGTAAAAGTCACTCCTGAAGTATTAGTGCCTAAATAAGCAAAAACATTATTAGAACTAGACGAAAAATCAGAAACAGTTTTAGCATTATAATTAAATGTTGTTATATATTTACAATTATTAAAAGCGGAGTTTGCAATGGTCGTGACATTTTTAGGCACAGTAAAACTTGTTAAACTTTGGCAATTATTAAAAACATTTTGGCCAATGCTTATTAAATTATCAGTAGTTATAAAACTTGTTAATCCGGAGCTGCTAAAGGAACCTTGACCAAGAGTTTTGCATTTTGGAAAGTCTACTGAAGTGAGTTGCGCACAACTTTGAAAAGCATAATTACCAATATTTTCCACATTAGCACAAGAAACAGATGTTATAGGTGTAGTTACATTTGAAGAATTGCGATAATAAAAAGCATAAGCACCTATTTTAGTAATATTATTATCAGTAAAAGTAGATACGCCGTCACTAATAAATGCTGGCAAGTTATCTGTTCCACCGCCACCACTAGGGATAGTGGCAATATCAGTTGCGAAATCCTCATATCCGTCACCGCTTGCCACAGTTCCACCTTTATTAGTAATAGCAGTTGCTATGGCTGTTTTCGCTGCTTGAAGTCTTTGTATTTTATCTGCTATGCTCATAACAACGCTCCTAATAAGGTTTCTATATCGCCTACAATATCATACATACATTTAGCGGTAGGGACTTGCGAGTCAGTGCTCGAAGATGATATTGAAGTTACTACGGAAGTTAAAGGTAAATAGCCAGATACTTTATTATCAGTATAAGTTTTAATTGCTTTTTGGGAAGCAACACGCTCATCACTGTTTGCAGTAAATGTTCCGTCTGTGTCTAAATTAAGGAATTTACTTGGCATATTGACCACCTCTAAGCAATAATAACTGCTTTATAAGTGTTAGCAGAGATATTTGAAGAAGAATTTATCTTTATAACAATATATCCGCCAGAATAACTTATATGAGGAAAAACTTGTTCCCCGGAAGAAACTTCATAAACTGCTACTATAAAATCTGGTGAGATGCCATTTGCGATATTCCAAGTGCAAACACCGCTGGATGCCGTTAATGCAGGATTATTCTCCGACCATTTTTTTGCCATACCGCTAATACGAGTTGCTAATTTCAAAGGCGTTACAAATTTAGTGTCGTTTGTTCCGGTAGTGATTTCTGATTGTGTAGCAATAGCGGCAATACCGGCGTCGCTTTCTGTCGCTTGCGCAGGACTTGAAGTTATTTCTACATAGGTTGAACCGCTCCAGCGATAAGTTCTGTTTTGATAACTTCCGGAAGATAAAACGACATAAATCTTTCCTGTTTCCGGAGTTAATGCAGAACCGCCGTCAGTAGCAGAAAGCCACCCGGCAGATAAAGCAGTTGCACCGCTTACGATATAGGCGTCTACCACATCATCTACATAGGAAGGTAAATAAGTAGTGGAAATCTTACTATCAGAGCCGAGAGGACAAACTCCACTGGCGGCACCGACAGTGCTGCTTAAAACATAATCTGATAAATCAATAGAAACTTCATCATTATTGTCAACTGATAATGGAGAAGCAAAAGTGTAAGTTTTACCAGCATCTGTAACATCAATCCAAGAAGTGCCATTATACATATATAACTTGTTATTGGCGGTGTTATAATATACCTGTCCTGCTTTAGGCCCAATAGGAGCAGTAGCAAGATTTTGAACTACTGCATTTTGTAATTCGTTTCCGTTTAGGTTTAAATCAACTAATACATTTTTTTTAGACATTTTTACTCCTTAATTTAGAAATGCTGTTCCTTTAAAAGCAGCATTAAATTTTATTATTAAAGCGTTTTTACCTACATAAGTAACATCGCCAACGACGATATTACTGCTACTATCAACAACAGAAACAGAGGGATGTCTGTTCAAGTTATGTTCAATAATCCAGGTATCGCTTGCTTCGGCCTGCTCGTGTTCATACCACAAATTAGGATGTGCCGTAGCGCTTTCATCATGGTCTTGCAGTGCCTGACGCGTTGCATATTGAGTGCCTACCTGCAAAGAGATAGAGATATTAGATCCGTCCGGAATACTCACATCAATAATACCGCTCTGCTCTGCAAAAGGCTTACAAGTAACTTCAAAAAAGATATTATCCGTAACCGTTCTAATTCGACCTTCATCATCTAAGATCTGCAAAACCCCTTTAGTAATACCAAAAGGCATTTCTCTGGTTTGTTCATGCGTAAAATTAATTTCAAAAGAAGCATCATCTGCAAGAGATATATCGTCAAAAATCAATTTACCTACAAAAAGACGAGCCGTCATAGTAGATAAATCGATATTAGGACTACTTGTTGATATATGGAAAGTTAGTAAATTTTCCCCGTTCCAATCAGTATCATCACCTTTAAATATTTTTATTATGTTTTGTTCGCTCATTTAAAACTCCTATTCTTCTGAGACATCAGCCTCTTCTGCCGAACTTTTTTTAATAACCAAGGATTTTAACAAACTTTGTCTTACGAAACTTTTTAAAATTTTTTTAGGCATAAAATGCTCCTCTATGCAATATCTACTTTTAAATCATTTGAAGAAACCCCTGTTAAATCCACTTTAACCCAGACATTAGCAGGTGCCAAAAATACCGGGACATCAACCGTAAGGCTCACTTGATCGCCATTATCATTAAGCAAAGGCACATAATTTTCTCCGTCCAAAGACATTTGTAATTTCGGTGTGCCGCTAAATGTTCCAGTTGCAAGAACCGTAACAACATCAGTCTGTCTTGCCCCATATTGTGATACCTGGGCGAGAACGACCTCTTTATTTATATCATTTGCTTTATCTACCAATACCATACTATCTCTCCTTATTTTTTGTTTTATTTCTTCTGTTTTTAAATTTCCGTATTTGCAAGTTTCCCTTTCAGAACTTGCGTATTTGCAAGTATAACCAAAGTAGCAATAATCACAAATCATTTTTATCCTCGTTTCCGGCGGCTTTTACGCTTTCGGCTTTTGCGTTTTTTCTTTTTCTTTTCCTCTCCCACGATTTTACCGGCACGGCTTTCGGTATATCCAATAACCTCTAAAGCGCCCTTTGCTGCTTTACCCTCTGCAATATCCGCTCCACCTTTAACCATTGTTTTAAGCGTATTTAAAGGCAATCCGGAATATTTAGCAATACCGATAACCGCATCAATATACTCTTCCGCAGTTAAATCATCCTCATTAACCGTCTTAATTGCTCTGGTAATATCCTTTATCATATCATCAAACATCGGCAAGCCCATTTTTTGCGGCGCGGTCAATTTTTTATCTTTATAAAGAGAATAAACATTATCCACAAAAAATTCCATTGTTGCCTCTCCAAAAGGATAAGCGCCCATAGTCTGCACTAAAGGTGCGCTGGCAAGGCGTTTTTTATCGTCGTCATCTTTTGGTATAAATCCGATACCCAGAGCAACATAAACAAGAGGATTTAAAATCAAATAAATAAATTCTGCTTTAGCAAATTGCTGGGCCGATATTTCCCCATTTCTATATTGTGCGTAAGTCGTCCACGCTTTACGCACATATTGCAGTTGTTGATTTCTAAATACCATAAAAACACGCATAGGCAAATTATCAGCAGCGTTTTGCGCTTCACTCAACTGGCTTTTCAAAGAACTTTGTAAAGTAGTTGTTGCTTGGTGTAAGAACTCTGCTTTTGCCTGGGCTTCCGGCATTTTCAAATCTTCCGTAAGATATTTATAATAAGGATAGCCAAATAAAGATATACTTATCTTATCTCCGTATCTAGTATTTAAAAGTCCCAAATTTGTAATAAGATTAAATTTTTCCCCCATGGCAGATATTTCATCTCTCGCCATAGCGCGAGCAATCGCCTCGTTAACACCGCCGGTTTCAAAGCGCGTTTCAATATACGGGAAGTTTTTATACATAAACTCCATAGTTTGTCCTGGCTGCGCAAAAGCCTCTGCTAAATACTTTGTAAATTTTCCGACCGGCATCTTTTCAGCAAAAGAAATACCACTTGCTACCTGCTTAATACCGGTCATAAGTTTAATACCCATAGCAGTCTTTACCCAGTTGTTAAAAAACTTCTCGGACACTTTAAAAAACTCCCCTTTTGCTTGTGCTTTTTGCGGACCTTGTAAATCAATCAGCCGTAGCATCTTATTGTAAATTTCTATTCCGTCTTTTTGGCCAAATTTTTCCACAAAAGCGGTTTTCATTTCTTCGGCTTTAAAAAGTCTTTTTAATTCGGTAAATCTTTCCGCATTGTAAATAAACTCCGCGGATCTTCTTCCATGTGCTTTTAATATAGCAAGAGGGTTAACAAGTGCCATAACCGGCTTATCAGATTTTACGCGATTTTTAATAAAAGAAGGGCTCTTGCTGTTTGCTGCAAAATCAGCGTGCCAATCCACTTCGTCGGCAATTCTTTCAGTAACACCCGGGAAATATACACCTTCGGTTTTCGGCAAAGCAAAGCCATATATCCTTTTATGAACCTCATTAAGTTCCGGATAAAATTTGCCGGCAAGTTTAATCAAATTATCAGCAAGTTTCTTATCTTGTTCCGTTAAAGAAGCAAACATCTCATCCAGTTGCTCTTGCCCGTAAGATCTTAACAATCTTGCAGCGTAGCCCACATCTTTGCTCCCCTCGGATGTTTCTACATACTCGTGATTTTGGCTCTGGATATAATTATAAATAATGTTTAGTTTATTTAAAGTCTGCTTGCGAGATTTATTATTATCTACCCATTTTCCATTTCGCAAGATAGAAGAAACAGGCGCGCCGTTTTCCACTTCTTTAATAAATCCAAAGTTAATAAAATCTTTCTTATAATCCAAAAGTTCTTTAATTTTATCAAACATTTGAAATTTAGTTTCAAGTCCATAAGCATCACGCACACTTTCATCAAGTGCCATATTGAAGTGATACAAAAAGTTTTGTTCCTCAATCTGCTGGGTTTCTCCGGCAAATTCTTCGCGTGCATTAAAAGTGTATTTTTGCATTTTACCGTCATAACCCATAACCTCATATTCAAAACTTTTTCCAAACAAGGTATCTAAAGCGCTTTGTAAATCCGTCCCGGCATTTAACAAAAATGTTTTTGTGCCGGCCGGCATTTTTCTTTCGGTAAGAGCCTGCGTCAAAAGCAATCTATTTCCGCTTTCATTAAATTGTCTTTTGATTTCCTCAAAGCGCTTTAATTCTCTATCCCCTCTTATAAGGTTCAAAAGTTCATCATAAAGTCCTTTTGCATCTTGTGGATTTTGCTTTTCCCAAAGCGCCTTAAACTCAAGCAAGCGGTTTTCAAAGGCTTCTACCGGGCTTGGTGCATTTTCCGGATTGTAGGCTTTTACACGCTCATCATACCTTTGCAAAGCCTCTTTATTTGTAAGACCCCAAATCTCTTTAGCGTGTGTCATAAACTCCATAATTTCCGGAGTAAATTTAGCGCGGCGCAGTTGCCCTACTTTGCTGTAAATCTTGCTATTTAAAAGGCTATCTATTTTTCCGGACAAATATTTTTTATAATTTGCCGTCTGTTTTTCTTGTGCAACTCTAATAAACCAGTTCACAGAGAAATCACTCGCAAGACGCATTTCCATAGCGCTGTTTGCCAAAACTTTCATAATCTTGGCCACATCTTTGCCGTCTATATGCGGTTCGCCCCTCAAAGCATCATTAAATGCTTTTAAGTATTTCTTTTCAAAACTCTTTTTAAGTAAAACTCTTGCTTTTTCAAGTTCTTGTTTTTCTTCTTTAGTTAAAGAAGCACGCAAGCCTTGTTTGGCCAAATGATCCTGGTTCACGATTTCACGCGCAGCGGCTTCTTCAGCCGTTGCTGTTTTACTTATCTCGGCCAAATCTTTAAGCAAAGTTATTTTTTTGGCTTGCCAGTCTGTCTTTGGCACATCAATTTTACTTTGCTCTGCTTTGCCCTCTACGCTGTTAGCAAACTCTTTTTCAAGGTCAGTTAGAATATCAGCCGCAGCATTAAAAATTTCTTCCGGTGTTTGTGCTTTTTCTAAAGCCTCAAGCATTTTATCTTTTCCGGCAAGTTCTCTTTTATTTAATTCTTCCAAGACAGAGTTTTTAATACGGCGTGCTTCTAAAGCATTTTGTTTTTGCATCTTATCAAAGGCTTCTGTTTTCTTTTGTTCTTCGGCATTTTTATTTAGAAGTTCTACCTTTTCCACAATTTTATTTAAGTCATTAAGTTGTTTTTCAAGGTAATTTAGATCTTCTTTTTCTACAACGCGGTAGCCTTTCTTTTCAAGGTCCGTTATGGCGCGGGCAATTTCGGCGCTATCTTCGCCCACAATTTCACGCGCCTTTTCCACATCAGCCAAAAACTGCTCTCTTTTTGCGGCTTGCTGATCGCCCACTTTATAAATCTTTTCCCCATTAAGAGCGCGGTCAATCAAATCCGCAGCAATCTCGTTCTGCTCAACAAGTCCATTGTAATCTGCAACGGCACTATCATCAAAATCCATATATCCCCAGTCTCGCAAAGTCAAAGCCAGACCGTCTTGTATGCCGGTTTTCTTATTCGGCACGCGGGCATTTTTATAGGCTTCTTTATCAATTTTGGCCGCATTGTCATAATCAGCGCCTTTGCTTCTCAAAGTCCTCAAAAGGTTTTCTTTAGGAGCGGCCGGTATGCGCGCGTTCATAACTTTAAGCGCTTCTTTAATATCTGCAACAGAAACGCCGTCAATATTTACCGCTTGGCCCTTTTTAATCTTTTCCACAACGGCTTTTGCCTGGGCTGTTTTATTTTTAATTTTGGAAATATCGTATTTCCCTTTTGTCGGAGCAAGCAAAGTATCAAAAGTTTTAATTGCTTCCGGAGTAAGTTCCACATAATCTTTTATTGCAGAATATATTTCACTAAGCCACGCTTTAAACTTTTCAAAAATTGTTTTAAGTTCGGCGTTCGGTGCTTTACCCTCTCTTAAATAGGCTTCAAAAGTTTTAGCAAATTTTTCTTGCTGCTCTACGCTATAAACGCCGTTTTCCGGTGCACCGAGCCAACTATCAAGGTTCTGTTTAAATTCTGCAAAATCCGGATTTCTTGCATAATCCGCAAACCTTTCAATATCTCTAAGCCAAATATGGCCAAGTTCGTGTATTAAGGTTGATTTATCGGCAGTATCGTTAAATCTTATAAAAGCCTGTTTAATATCGTCAGCAAAACTCACGCTCCCGCGCGGGTTAGTATTATCTTGGTTTAACTTTTGGGGGTTGACAATTCTCTTTTTATCAGCTATACTATTATTGTCCGACATATTTCTCGCTTGGGCAATTAGAGCCCTATGTTGTCTGAAGTGTGTCGGATATTTTTTGTTATATAATAAATGGCCTTTTTTAACTTCATTTTCAATAAAATTAGAGCCCTTATTATAAGTGCTTTTTATAATATTCTTTACTTTAGCATCTTTTCCGACTGTATCAATAACTACAATGAACGGGTTTTTATCTTTAGAAATAACTCCAACAAAAGCTGTTTCATTTGTGCTAGACTCAAAAATATACTCGGGGTTAGATATAAGCGCTGGAAGCTTCTTTAAATCTTCATCGGTCAATCCATGTTCTTTTTTTACCAATTTAATTTTATGCTTAGAAAATGTTAATTTTTTATCAGGCAAACCTAGGCGTGTCCATATTTTGTTCATAGAAAATAAAACAATAGGTTCTCTCGCAGGCGTTTTGTCTAAATTATCTATTTCATTAGCAAAATTTTTGCTAGCTTTTTCTATTCTTCCTTTTTCCTCATCAGTATTTAGAAATTCCTCTAGGTTAAAATTTTTATCTTCCTGCCATATACTTTTTCCCTCTTGATAAAAAGTTATCCCTTTGTCCGTCTTTTTTGTTTTTAAGGTTTCAAATAAGTTATCAAACGCTTTAATTATTGCTTTTCTTTCTTCCGGTATAACAGGGCTCCAATTAAGCATAAAATCTTTCATATCCGGTTCTTTTTCGTTTTTACCTGCTGCCCGTTGTTCTTCTTTGAGCCACGCCAAAACATCTACTTCTTGTCGGTCCTTATGTGTTAAAAAGAAGTTTTGCTGTTCTCTCTCTTCCATTTTATCTAAGACATAGGCGGTAAAAGCGCGTGCGCCCATTTCGGTATTTTTTGTAAAATATGCTTTTTTATGATTATTGTTTTTATCTAAAGCACGGGCTTCTTTCAAGAACTCAGTATCTTGTAAAAGTTCCGTCATTTCTTTTGCTCTTTTTATACTTCTTGCGGCACTATCAATCCAATGTAAGTGTCTTGTCATCGTTATTTCATCAGAACTTTTTCTCCTGCTTTCTCTGATAAGTTGTAAATAATCATTTGCATATTTAATAAATTTCTCTTGTGGAAGATCTGTTTCTTCGCCTATTTGTTGAGCGATTTTAACCATTTTATCCAAGTTCTTTTCATTTCTAAAGACCTGCTTTAAATCCTCAATATAAAAATCTATCCTTGACTTGTTATTTTTAATTAAATTTTCTTTTGCCTTCTCGAGTTCTTCCAAAGTTGCGGGCTTTTTAGTCATCGCTTTGCGTAAGTTCTCAAAAGCCGCGAAAACTTCCGGGCGCACTCCGCCGGCTTGTCTTTCGTCTAAAATGTTTTTGCCGCTAAAATCTTTACCTTGTGCAATATTGCCAAAATAATAATCCAACGCATGGAACCACTCATGCGCCAAACTTCCCATGCCGTTTTTTCTTGTAAGGTTAATTTCGTTATATTGAGGTATAAAATGCGCTGCCGCACCTCTTTGGCCTTGCGCTCCGTATGCAAGCCCTAAAGTGCCGCCAAAACTTAATGCTTCCGGCGGAACATTTAATATTTCAGCCAAATCAAATAAACTGTCATAAGTTAAGTTTAAGAACTCTTGGCGCTCGCTTTGTTTAGTCCAATTTCCAAAATTAACACCTCTAAAACCAAAAGTATCAATAAGCCCTTGCGCGTCAATATTTTCATTAGGGTTTCTTCTTTCAATGCCTTTTCTTAAACCGGCAAAACTCACAATATCGCCGCCATTATCTAAATACGGTTTTACGATTTCAAAAAGTTTTTTTGCATATTCTTCAGCGGCTTCTTTTGTATCAAAACTCAAATCAGCCGAGTAAGAAATTTTTTCTTTAAGTCCTCTTACAAAATATTTACCGTTGTAATCTTTTGCAACTGCAAAAAGTTTTTCATAGTCCGCTTTTTTACCTACTGTTTTTTGCGTCGGATTTTTTAATTTTTCTGTTAAAGCGTCTATTTCTTTTACTTCCGGATCGCGGATTTGAAGTGCTCTTACAAATTTATTACCGCCTAGAACTAAAGCCAAATCATTATAATCTTTGTTATGGCTAAATCTATTATAATATCTATCTTGCTCCCCGCGTGCAGGGAATAAAGCATCAAAAAAGCCATAATCCTTTATACTATGTATAAAAGAATTTCTAACAGGTTGCCACCCCTCAATAGTTTTTTTATTATCTTGTGCGTATTTAATCGCACTATCCATTACCTTTTTAATGCCCTCTACATACATTTTTTGATTTTCTTCGGTATTTCTTACACTTTTAGAGGGTTTGCCGTTAATTTTAGAGTAAATATACATAACAAATCCGGCTTGTCGGTCTGATAAGTTATACTCTTTTTTCAAATCTTCAAAAGCAGGCATTTTATAAATCTTCTGCTTTGTCATGTTTGCTTTTTTTACAAGGTCGTTCATTTGGGTAAAATCTTCCCAAATAAGATTTGTGTTCTTCTTTTTGTTGCCAAGTAAAAATTCCCCGGCGTCCTCTATCTTATCTTTGTTTTCCGGTTCTGCTTGTTCTTCGTTTTCCGCGGTTTGTTTTTCTTCCAAAATACTATTAGTGTAGGTATCTTTTATTTCTTCCGTGTTAGCGGCTTGCTTTGGGCCTTCCAATAATAATTGTTGGGCTTGCGCTTGTCTTGTTTCTTCCTGTAAGTTTTTTACATCTTCTTGCATAGCCAACTCTTGCGGAGTGTTCTCTTTTATTATTTCTCTTTCTTCTTCGGCAAAACCAAAATCAAACGAAATATCTTCATCCCCGGTTAAATCGTTTTCCGTTGATTTATCGGCTT